TGATGCTTGCGTGCGGGTTTTTTTTAACGGCCATAATGTCGTCAATGAGGTCAAACATTGCCATTGTGTGATTTGTTTGCATTGCTTGCTCCAATACCATTCGTCGGGTTTCTTCTGATAGTTCGCCTTGGTTCCATGCAACACCTTCACTCATTTCACACTCCATGGCCCCCAGCCGAACCCGTAGCGCTCGACCCCGTAGTTGTATATTGCTAATCCTGCGCGCAAATTAGTTACAGGGTCTAACAGACTTTTCTTGCCTGTCATCAAACCTTTTGCCGTAAGCCATTTTTGCCATCCGCCAAAGTTGATTTGCAGCAAACCATACGAACCCCCAAATGGGTCTTTTAAGTTGGCAACGTTAGGCGTGCAATTTGACTCGCGTTTCATGATTGATTCCAGCACGGTGCGTTGATCTGCAGGCCAGCCAAGGTTGATGGCAAGCGCGCTGAACTGTTCACAAGCCGACGTGTACGGGTCAATGTAGATCGTGGAGCTGGTCGTTGTAGTCGGCTCAATCATGTAATCCCGTGCTACTGGATAGGTGCTAGATGGGGCGCTAGACGCGCTAGGAGCCCCTGTGAGCGCCGTAACCCCAAAGACCGTACAAAGCACTAGCCCAATGATTTTCTCTGCTAAATAGTTCATCTTTTCTCCAAAGGTATGGGCACGCCCCAAGATGAAGCGTGCGATCTGAATGCGATTTGTCCTTGTAAGTATTTGCCCGAGTCGGGGTCTGTGAAGATTTGCACCAGAATTTCTTGACCGTTATCCATCACGCCTATATAGACGCTGTAGTCAAATATCTGTGGTTCAGTCATCGCCTGTCCTTTTGTCGGTAATTCGACCTTAGGGGATAGGTCAAGCCTTGGGTGGGATTTCCCCGAACACCTTTAAGAATGCGTCTTTAACCCAGATTACTGAGTCGGCGGCCTGTGGTGTTATCTCAATGTGAAACCAATCGCCCTTGGGTGCACCGTGAATTGTTGGCTTGTCATAGTTGAGCCATGCGTACCGATCGCAACGCCATGCTCGACCCTGTGGTTCTGGGAAATAATCCAAAATACATTGCAGACCAAGATCGTTGGCGTTGGCAACAAGTTTGTCAATAAAGACCAGCGCTTCTTTTCGTCCTGCTTTTGGGTTTTTTTCGGATTTGCGATACGACAGATCAACAGCTCTGCCAGTTGCGTGCACCGACAATGAGCCTGGCTTCCCGCGCATGTCGCGTTGACCCCAAGACCCGTTATTCCAAAGCGCGCCATTAGATGCAGCAATTGCTTGTTTCATCCATTCGTTCATGCCGGCACGTGGTGCTGGTGATGCACCGTCAGCGTTGCCTATGTAGTCGCGTGCGTTTAGCACGCCTGGCTTAGCTTTGGCTATCGCCACGCCCAAAGCCTGCATCTTTAGGATTTACCCAACGAAGCAATGGTGGGATAACAGCTGCGATTGCACCTTTGCCATAGTCACGCGGGTCTGTCGTGCCTGTTGAGTAAACAGCAATAAGCGCGCCTACGACTGAACGCAGGTAACTCGCAAACATTGCTTTGTCTTTGTTAGTGATTTTCAACATGGTTGTCAATCTTTTCTTCTATTCGGCCAAGTGTCTGATGTACTTGCCCGTGGTCTTTTTTGTTGTCGCTGCCGATCTTGCCAATGAGCGCCACCAATACAAGGAAGCCACCACCGATAAGAGCCACCACGATCTGAGAATCCATCGCATTATTTAGTTGGCGGCGCTGGTTGTATTTGCCTTTGGATAAAGGCTTCGTATTCTTTTGGTGTCATTGGTCGTACTGTGTCGCCAATTTGGATATTCACTTCATCATGTGGGTACATTGCGATTGCTTCTTCGTATGTCATGATTTATGCCTTTGCGTATCCGTACACATAAATTGTGCCACCTGTCAAGGTTCCTGAATCTGGTGTAATTGTAAATCCTGTGTATTGTGTTGCGTTCTGCAACCAGCCAACACCACTACGCCCAACGTCAGCATTTAGGGCACTTTGGATTCCCGTAATACCCGTATATTTAGCCATGTTCGGGGCAAGAAGATCAAAGTCAGCAAATATCGAGTTAGCCGAACCGCTGCAAAATCTGCTCCACGATGCCGCGTTGTTATCCGATGCGATTGCTGCAGTTGCAGATGAAATTGTTACACCGCTATAACCTGCGTAATATCCTGTAACTGTTGCGCCTAAAATTATTGACGCATTACCGGTTGCGGAAGCCACACCACCATTGATAATGATTTTGTAGTTGTCGTAGGTGCTACTAAAAACGCTTGTAACTGCGACGCTTCCGACTGCGCTACCGATTGTTTGGGCCGTAACTAAATTTAGCCCCGATGTAATTGCGCTAACCCATGCGCTGCCGTTATATACCTGCAGAGTTGACGTTGCTTCAATAAAAGCATATTGACCAAGTGCAAGCACCTTTTCGCCAGCACCACCAAACGCAGCGTCACGGGTCACGGTCGTAGCAAATACTGGTATGCCCGTATTGATCTGCGTCTGCTGTGCTGCGGTCAGCACCTGTCCAGCGGTAAATGCTGGAACTGATGTTTGTGCGTTAACTCCCATAAGTGCTCCTTATCCTAAAACATTCTCTGCGTCGAGTGTGCCATACGTGGCGTTGTCCAAGATCAACTCGTAAACGATGGTCGTTGGCGCGGTGGAGTAAAGCACCCTGTGGCCTGTGCTGAAGTCCAGATAATGCTCAATGCCTTCAACCGACAGCTCTTGCGCCAACTGGGTTGTGCCGGCACCGCTTGGAAATGTCTTTTCTACGGTGATCGTGTCGCCTATTTCTAGGGTGGCCAGCGTGTCCTTTTGAGCTGTGGTCAGCATAAGGAATGCGGTTTCTACTTCCGTGTATCGGGCTTCGGGTTGAGCGTTGAGCAGGTAGGACGCCGCGGTTGTGATTGACCCTGCTTCGTGGAGCAGGCTGTTGGTGATGCTGTTGGTTTGAATGAAGTATTGGGCAATGGATGCAGCGTCGGTAGCTGTTGCCGTGGTGCCGTTTAAGCCTGTTACGACCGCGCGGTTGACCACCGAGTCGGCCTCAAACGAGATGCCAACGCCGTTGTATTTGTAGTTAGTGCCGTCATCGTGGAAGTCAGCAACTGATGCGGACAGCGTGTTGCCGATGCGGTCTTGGAATGTAAGCACGCCGTCACGGGACATGAACAGGCGACCAAACTCGGCGGTGTCGTTGATTTGGGCAATGTATTGCAACACGTTTGTGCCAGCGTTAACGGTGTACGAAGCATCATGGCCAAGGTTGACGGTGCCTGTGGAGATGTCTCGGGCTAGCGCTGGGAAGTCAACTTCTGGTAGATCAAGCACGGTTTCAATGCGCGCACCTGATGTTTCGGCTGATGGGTTAAACTCGTCTAAATAGGTTTGTGACAGCAAATAGAACTGGTCAGCGCAATACACGGTCACGGTGTCAAGACCGCCCAGCGCAAAGTTGTAGTCATAGTTCACGACATAACCCGAGTAGAGCAATTCAAGAACATTTGTAGAGCTGTATCGAATTAGTTTGACTTCGCGCATTGGTGCAAGACCAGGCTTAGATTCGGCGGTGTCGTAATACGGGCTGTTTTCGTCAAACGGGTTAAAGATGCCGTCCACGTCCTGAATGGTAAATGTCATCGTGCCGGCGCTAAACGTGTCACCTATATCGCGTCTGCCGCGCTTGACCGTGATGCTGACAGTTGAGTCCATGACGCTCGCGAACTCGGTCGTACCGTCCAGCACATAACTGGTGTTGTCTAAAACTCCTTTAAGCGCGTCGTCGAGAACAAATGCGTCAACTTGAAATCCTGTAGCGATCTGCAGGTCATAGTTGCCTGAATCAACAACGGCTGTGCCTGGCATTACGCAATGTTCAGAGCCAACGGCCCTGCACTCCGTGAGTAGGCGCGCAATGCGTTGACCACGGCTTGACCAATCTCTGCGCTAGTCGAGAGTCCGCCTGTGACGTTGACGGTCACTCCCCCGCCAGTATTCATACGATCTAACGGAACAACGGCTTCTGGGCCTGCTTCGCCAATCAAGGCAAGAGTAGGGGAGCTGACGATGCCGCCCTCGGCCATGCGCGGGATGTTCATGCGACCAGGTGCTGGTCTATCTGACCCGTTTAGCAAGTTGCCTAAATCTGGCAAACCTTCAAGGATGTTTGCAACGTTGCCGACAACTGGGAAAGCAATAGACCCAAGGAATCTTGCTGCAAATCCGCCAATCGCGTTAACCCTGTCCATTGCGTCAGACAACTTGTTAAACGCTACTGCCATTGCAATAACGGCGGCAGCGGCTAAGACCAAAGGATTGGCTGCCATTGCTGCGTTGACGGCCACAATAGCCAAAGCAACCGCGCCAATAGCAAGAGCAATATTGGTAAATGCTTGCGGGTTGTTTTGTGCCCAGTCTGCAAACTTTTGCAAAACTGGCAAAGCCTTTTCAACTACTGGAAGCAAAGCTGCACCGATTGACTCTTTGGTTTCTCCAATGGAGTTCTTAAGTATTGCCATCTTGCCTGCAGCGGTTTCGGCGTTTTTTGCAACAGCACCGCCAAAGGTTCCACCTAGCACGTTCATTACTTCGTCAAGGGTTGCGCCCTCTTTAATCATTGTTGCCATTTCTGGTGACAATGTGCGAAGCGCCTTAAAGTTGCCTTGGTATGCCTTTGCCAATGCGTCAGCAACCGTGGTGCTATCCATCTGAAGCGCTGTGCTGATGTCCATGACAAGGTTCATGTCTTTCATGGCAAGGTCAACATCTTTAGTTCCGCGCACAAGTGCTTCAAGGGACTTGCGATATTGGGTGTCAGCAATGCCGGACGCTCGACTCATCGCCGTGATCTGATCTTCAATCTGGGCTGTTTGTTTAGCGCCTGCGCCTGTCACATTTTGCAAAGTAAGCGCTAAGGCGGCCTGCTCTTGCTGGTCTTCCATTGCAGCCTTGGTGGCGTCACCAAGTACAACGGCTAGACCTGCTAGCGCGGCAGCTGCAGGAACGGCTGCTTTTTTGATAGCAAATTGGGCTTTTTCTCCAGCGCCTTCAAGTTGCTGGAATTGCTTAATAGCCTTTTTAATACCCTTGCCGTCAAACTCGCTGATGATTGGGATGTTGATTGCCATTACGCGGTCTCTCTGTTTGCTTCGTCCATGACGCGCTTAACCAACTGCTCCATCTCGGACATGACATCGTTTTGGCGTTGCTCGTACGCCTTCCACATTACTCGCGAACGGTCTCCATAACGGGAAGTCAACGCTTGACCAAGCGCGCCAGACATGGACATGTCAAACATCGTGCCAGTAGCGCCCTTCCATTGAATTGCAAAGGTGCCTACGTTTGTCTTGTTCCCACCGTATTCTTTTATGTTGCGGGTGTTGATCTTGGCAGCAATTTTCTGCTTAAAGCCTGGTATCCATGGCAACATCTTAAACCCTGATTTGGTTGACCAGTTGCGCGCCATACCAGATAAGGGAACGCCAGTAGGGACAAGCGCGTTGGCGTCATCAATAACAGGCTGAACAATTTTCTTGTAATCTTTTGTGATTTCACGGCGCAAAGATTTATCAATCTTGTTGAGCGTCTTCAAGGCTTCTTTAAGCCCGACGACCTCAATCTTTGCCGATACTTCATTCACATCATCTCCGTTTGTTCTGCTCGTTAAGCACTTTAATGACAGTCACTAGATCACGTGCGTCAAACGGAATGTCGTTAGGCCACCAACCGACCCCGACGAGAACCTCTGCTA